CGGATAGACCACGGAATGCGCTGATCCGTCATCTTGCCGGACGAGCGAACTGCGTTGCGCAGTTGGTCGATCAGCAGGTTGTCGGTATAGGTGGTCAGGGCCTCTTCGTTGCCCTCAAGGGTGCCGTCACCAACCACGCCGTCGCCGGTAAGCTGCATGCGCAGGGTGATGGTAATGCGGTCGCCAGCGGACTTCTTGGTTTCGTCCAGTTGCTGGAGGATAGCGTCGGAGCTGTCTCCGATGAACTTGCCGACCCAAGTAGCCTTCAAGGCTTCCTCGAACAGGACTTTCCGCCAAAGCTTGACGGTTTCCGACGAGTTAACGCCGTATGCGGTTGTAGCCATTGTGTGTATCCCACGATTGATGAAAGGTTGCTTTTCAGCGACCTCCCGTGCGTGGGAGTGACGAGACGGCGGGTTAAAGGCTCAACCGTTGCCCGCCCCGTCCGTGGGGCCTACGCTAACGGCGTCCGCGCTCTTGGGCTCGAAGCTTGGCGAAGGCGTCGTTAAACGCTTTGCCCTTCAACTTCGTAACGTCAGCAGGCGTAAGCCGTGCCGGTTCACCCTGTTGACCACCCCCGCGATTAAGCGGGCTTGTCGCAGCTTGACCAGCCTTGAGAGCATTAAGCTTGTTTACCGCTTTGTCAACACCATAGCCGCGCTTCTTTGCCAGCGCGTACACGACTTCTGCCGGGTCCTTACCCGCCTGCAGGGACCGGGTGACGAGGCCGATAAACTCAGTGGACAGGGCGCGGGTGAGTTCGGCGCCTTCGTAGCCCTGTTCCGTCAGGTCGGCGTGACGCTCCTTGCGAAAATGATCCACCGCCTTGTCATAGTCCGGGGTGAGTGCGCGGAAATCATCCTCATACTCGCCCATGCGGCTGGCGATCTGCTTCATCTGGGATTGTTGAGCGTTGCGCGCCTGTTCGGCCTCGGCCTCGGCCTTTTGCTGCGCCGTCATGCCAAGCGCCATCTTGCGCATAGCCTCAAGCGCGCCGATGGGGTCATCTACAGCGTCCGGGATGTCGTAGTCTGGCTCTGCCTGACGTTGGACCGGAGCACGCTGGCGCTCTTCAATGGCCGCTAGACGCTCCTCAAGGGCACGGCGGGCACGGCGTTCCTGACGAAGGGCCAGGTTCTTCTGTTCAAGACGCTTGGTGACCTCTTCGGTGGGAAGAGGGGCCTTGGCGGGCTTTTCCGCCTGCTCGCCGCCTTCCTCGCCGTACTGTTCCTCAAGCGCCGCATAGCGCGCTTCGTCGCTATCGCTATCGACCTCACCTTCGTCAGTGCCGGTGTCCAGTTCGGCGACGTCGCCGCCAGTGTCAACTTCGCTCATAGGTTTTCCCCCGTAACGGCTTCGGTTTCAGCGCGTTGGCTTTCGGCGAACTCGTTGATCGCCTTGGCCATGTTTAGTTTCGTCTCGGATTGGGTCTTCTGCAAATCGGTCTGCATCGCAGCCTCGCCAACTTGCGCCTGTTGTTGCTCGGCCTGTTGCGACTGAGCCTCCGCTTCTTCAAGCCCCTTGGCGATCTTCTGCGCCAGCGACGCCGGAAGCGGGCTGTAGCGCGCGAACTCGGCCCAAATCTTGGCGGGCAGGTCAGCGGCTTGCAGCAACGGCATCATTTGCGTGAGGATTTGGAACGTCTGCATCTTCTGGTTCGGCCCAGAGGGCGCATCGTCAACCACAACGTCATATTCAGCCGTCTCAGGATCAAGAGCGAGCGGCACGTATTGCGGCGATCCATCCTCGCCCACAATGCGGACCAGTTCGTCAGCTGGAATGTACTTCTGAATGAGCTTCAGCAGATACCGTCCCTGCATCTTGAGGTAGCGGCGGTTAGCGTCGAAAAACGCGCTCAGAATACCGTATGCCGCCTGCTTACGCTGCGCCTCAAGAACGCCGGGCTGTTGCCGGTCAGCAAGGCCCAACATCTCGTTGTTGACGCCTGTAGAGCCCTGAATGGCGTTGAACGACATTTCTGTCATCTTGTCCGCTGCCAGAGGATAGGGCGGCGACGGCTTCAACGCGAACTTAGGGCCTGATGCCCCGGACAGCGATCCGGCCGGCATCCACGTCACCGCGCCAGGATCGGCCCACGAACTCTCGAACTGTTGTTGGTCCTCTGCGCTGCCCTCTTCCAGCATCAGCCCGCCCTTGGCGTTGCTGTTGATGATATGCATCATCTGAGAAAGGTACTTGTTCGCAAAGCGCTGCGGGTCGGTCATGCCGCGTACAAGCCCGTACCACCAGCCCTTGGTCTGGTCGCGCTTGCCGGTCATGGCGTAATAGCTGAAACCAAGCCGCTCGCCGTATTCGAGGATTTCAGGGCCGCTCACCACGGCGCGGTAGAACACCTTGCGGAAGTCTCGCATACTGTCCAGCTCCGGCATTTCGGAGCGGGCCATGTCGTACTGGTCTTGGCTAAGTTCGATAATCTCGCCTTCAATCGCCACCCGGTGAACGGCCTCGCGCTCAAACCACTGGTATTCGTGGACCACAACCTCTTGGATCGCGTTGCTGTCGCCCAACTCACCGTTTTTGTAGCGCAGGCGAGGATCAACAATGGTCACGCGCTTGGCGTTCAGTTCATCATCTCCGACCGGCGTTGCTTGCGGCCAAAGCTCCTCGAATTCTTCCTGCGAATAAACCTGAGTGCGCCGCAGATAGCGCGCGTCGGCGAAGTTTGAGCGGCGCGAGGATGGGTCAAACAGAACAGACAGCGGATTGACCCGCTCCTTGACCAGAGCAACCTCTCCCTCCTCGATTTCGACGCGCGTGTCCGTGATGCCGACGCCGCAAATCAGGCAGTCTCTGAAAGCGTCACTGTCCTCCTCGCCACCGTCGCAGCCCTCCATGAAGAAGGCCGCACCCTGCGTCAGGACGTCATTAACCGCCGTGTCGCCGACCTCACGCGGATAATACTGGACCTGTTGCCGACCTTGGATTTCAGCACCGCATACCGCGTCAATGGTTGGAGCCATGCGGTTGAACACGACCGGGATGCGCTGTTGCTCGCGCATAATCTCAAGGGCTTCGTTCTCCCACTGGCGACCAGCAACCATGTCGAATGATTGCTTTCCTTCCTGTATCCACGCGTCCCAATGCGCGTCCAGGGCCTTATCCCACGTCGTGAACTTCGACAGCAGCCGTTCGCCGTCACCGTCCTCCGTACCGTAGAGGGTCTGCGTATTGTCTTGGGTGACCGTTAGCCCGCTCATGCGCCAATCCTCACAGGGTTAAGCGCGGTGATGACGGCAAGAAAGCCGTAAGCTTGAACCGCCTTCTGCACCGCTTCCGAGGGACAGTTCATGGCGATGTCGCGGCGGACCTGCGCGCCCCAATCGTTCCACAATGCTACGATAGCCTTCGGGTCCATTACCGCCTTGTTGCAGACGATGGCCTTTGACCATGGCGTGGTGTCATTGCCCATGACGTCGAACACAATAGCCATGTGATCGCCGTCCTGCGTCTCCTCGGCCAGCAACGGGCGCAGTCCGACGCCTCGCAGCGTGTCGAACATTGCTTCAGCGCGCCACTTGGGTTCCCGGCTCATCCCAGCGCCCTTACAGCATTGTCAACAAGTTGGCGAGCGCAGTCACGGCCAAGGTCGGAGGTGCTGATCTTGGTACGGGTGACGACGCCAACCTGCGACGTGCGGATTATCTCAAGGCCGGTCATGCCGTCCGCCGCCGTGACACCGAACCACCACTTGAAGCCAAGACTGTCAAAGCGAACCTTGACGTCCTGCACGTCGTAGGCCTCCCATGCCTCTTGGATCAGGCCGGTTAGTTCGTGGTCGGAGAGGGCCGCTCTGCCTCTCTCAGGAGCGCTTTCCACAACGGGCTGCGCTTCCTCCACTCGGCTCTCAGGTGCGCGCTCGTCTGGCGCTTGATCCACGGCGGCGAGGGTCGGGATATGCTCGCCATGCGTCTTCCTCGGCTTGCCCTTGTCGGAGCGTTGTTTGCGGGTGTTGGTCATGCTGCCCACGCGGATGATTGCTTGCGGATCGGACGGCTATCTCGCCGTGAGTTGCCAAGCCGCTCGTTGTAGTGCTGAGCCAGTTGACGCGCCGCGTCGGCACCATGGCTCGCCCAATCGTGGAACGGACGATCAAGAAAAGTCTTCTTCTTCTCGTCCCACGCCTTGCGGTAGTTGCGAAAACACTCGATGCCCTGAGCGCACGCCTCCTCGTCAATCCACAGACGCGAAAACAGAACGCGCACGGCGTTGATGCCGTCAGCTACGGGTGACTGACCAAGCACCTCCACGCGCCCCAGGATCGCCCGCATAGCTTCCTCACGGGTCCTCCCTGTCGTCATCTCGCGCGCGCCTGCATCATGGGGTAGAACGTGGGAGGCGTACACGTACGGAAGCGCCATAACGTCCTTGCACACGCCAATAAGCGGCTGTTGCGTCCACTCCACGTACTTGATGAGCTGAACAGCCTTGCCGTTGAACTGCACGAACCAGACGGCGGTGGCATCGTCCAAGCCAAGGTCCCAATAGGTGTAAACCGGCAACGCCGCGTCATAGGGAACCTTGCCGATCCTGCCGTCAAGCCGCGCCTGTTCAAGCTCACGACCGTAATAGGCCCCGATAACCGCGCTGTCGAACGAACACTCAAACTCCGTCTGGTACTGCTCTTCGGTCATGGACGCTCGCGCGTCGGCAAGTTCGGCCGGATCAACAATTCCCGTCTCGCTGGCCTTCATGCTGACGTAGTACCAGTTTGGGTCGTTCTCGGCGCGCTCGCAAATCTCATGGAAAGCGTTGCGGCCCTTGGGCGTTCCGATGAACGTCGCAGAGCCCTGCCGGTCAGCCAAGGCTGGACGAATGACCTCGGACCACGCGGCGGGGTTCATATCGGCGAACTCGTCCAGCACCACGTAATCGAAATACACGCCGCGCATGCGGTCGTAATTCTCGGCGCCGTACAGCCTCAACCGAGCCCCATTTGGGTAGTCGATCCGAAGCTCGCTTTCGT